CCATGTTGTGGAGCATCTTGCCCGCCAAATCCTTCGGGGCCGACGCATCGTCTCTCTTGTCTCCCAAATCCTCCATCTCCGTCACAACCTCATCGTTCGCGTACAACTCGCACGGCGAACCCACATTGTTACTGCCCTGAACCGGAACATTCGGGGCAGGTCGGAAGATCGTCCGGTGAATCGCCGCACGCAGAGTGCGAAGCAGGCCGTTATCCACTCGCGTGTAGAAACCGCAGTAACTCCGCCACTTATCCTCAACCGCCGCGTCAATACCTGCACAGATCGTACCGGTCGTACCCCCCTGATATCGAATCGTCTGACCTATGAACCCGGCCGCCGTGGCCCCGTTGTTCGCATAGGGGAGGTAGTAGGGGACGCCGAAGGGATTGAGTCTATCCGTCGCGGAAATTGGGGGAAGCCAACCGCGATCCTCAAGCAACTCGGCATAATCCCACATCTTCTCAAGGCGGCGAGACTCCACCACATCAATGATGCCTTCAGGAGAGGCAATGTTCTGCAAGAGTTCCAATTCGTCCCACGAGTAGGACGTACCCAACTGAGACCAATGCACATCAATCTCGTGTAGGGTGTTATCCACAGCCGGAGTGTCCGTATCGAACATCTGACGATACTTCGCCCGCCCCACTCGGTCCAACATCACATGCCGTCTGAGACTTGTGCCTCCAGCAATCTTCCGGCGATGCTCATTATAAATCCGGCAAAACACAAGATCGGGGGTGTCCCACATAACCTCGAAAAAATTCTTCGCACGATTCGCCAAAGTCGTCAGAAGCAGATCAGACATTTGGCTGATGTCCACGCCCATAGAAATCCTTCACCAACCGAGAGTTACCGCCCAGTCGGTCTTTGAGTTAATAGTTAATCACCACGCATTGCGGCTAGTTTTTGGCCAACCGTCTTCACCAATTCTTCACGGGTCATCCCCGCACCACTCCTCTTCACTGGTTGACGAGAAGAGGGTCTGAGGGTGATTCCGTTTGCCCGTTTCGCTAGTTGCCCTTTGATCTCAGCACGGGCTTCTTGTTTCTTGAACCCGCTGGAAACAGAATCATGGGCCATCTGCAAAGCGTCCGCAGATGAGAGTCTGCGGTGTTGCAGACTCGCCCCGACCACCAAAGCATCCGCCATTTCCAACACCTTGTTGCGGGCGGTATAGTGCTCCTCCGTAAGTTTATCCCCACTGCCGTAAACGGTCTTGTAGGCGTCCATTTCCCTACTACCAAAGAAGCCGTCAATCTGCCGGAGCAAAGCATCCTGCTCAGCTTGACTAGCCCTCTGTTGCGTTTCTTGCACAGCCGGAAGTATCCGATTCACCTGTTCAATCATCGCATTCATCGGAAGGACAAGCTGGGTAATCAAAGCGTCCTCGCCGTACTGTTCCTTCAATTTCTCAACATCAAGAGATCGAAGACTACCGGCGTTTGGCGGTGCAGTCTGGGGGGTCGTCCCGCTCTTTGACTGCTGCTCGCGGGCTTGGCGTCCTGCCTCTGCCCACTGACCCACCTCGGAATTCCGGTTTGAGTGAATCTTCGCAGCAGTGTCGATGAAATCCTTGCCCATAACCTGAAGGTTTTTGTCAATGTCCGCATCTTCCCAGCCATACGCCTTCAACGAACGCCGGTACGAATCAGGAAGGGTAGGAGTCTCAGCATCCGGCTTTACCGGAACTTTGACTGCTGCATCCTTTGACTCGTCAGTTTCTCCCGTCCCCGTCGCCTCTCCGCCCGCCTCTCCGCCCGCCTCATTTTCGACGGGAACGGGGGCAGGAGTGGCAACTGACGGATCAGCAGAACTGTCAGTGCCCTCAGTACCCGAAACTGTATCCCCGTTATCAGAAGTCGCGGCAAGAGTGCGAATCTTCTCCATCACTCTCGACACGAAAGCCGCACGGTCCTCTACCGGGGTCTTTGTCCCCGTAGTGGCGGACTTCTCCTCAGCGGACGAATCGTCCTCCACTCGGGATGAGGGGATTTCGGGTGCTACTGCTGTTTCGATCTCTTCACTTGGCAATTGAGTCTCCTTCCCCGCTGCTCAGCGTGATAGCTGGGGGTAGGGGGGAAATGTAGAACTTCTATAGATAGTGTACCACACAAACAGTCCTCTGTCCAATAAAAACTGAGTTATCCTCTCCTTTTTTCTAGTTTATCTCCACGAAACCAGCCCCCTTTAACGCCTGAAGTTTGTCCCGGCGATTTCTAGCAACGGGAACTCCATACATCGGATCGGCCTTATCCGTGGCTACTTCCACGTCTGGACACTTCCCGATGAATTCCTTGATCGCCGCATCATCATCCATTGCGATACTGTACATGTCGATGGGGGTATGGAACCCACGTAAGTTTGTACTCGGAACGGAGGGGATTCGACGATATGTTTTGGTCTTACAGATCGGACAGACCGTCAGGTGTTTGTCGGCCATCTTCTGAAATTCAACGGTTTCCCGTTTGCATCTCGTACACTGATAGGTGTAAAGTGGAATTAATCACCTCTCATTTCTTTCAGTTTTCGAGCCACTATTTTTACCAATCTCGCCCGTCTCACATGCTCGGGCAACTCTTTTCTCTTAGAGTCGCGGTTGAACTCGTCAACCTTCGTTTGACCCATCGCTTCGACGCCCGAGGGACTATTCCCCCATCTTCGTTGTTTGTCCGTTTTCCATGGCATCACCATACCTCTCTTTTGATAAGCAGGTATAGTTCTCTCACTGCCTCTTCCACGGAAACTCCCGACGCCCCGTACTCAACCCCCTTGATTTTCACCCCCCCGGCATGATATTCACCGTTAAGAAGTTTGGTAATAGTCGGTTCAAAAAATGGGTCTATCACCGTCAACATCACCACACCTCTTTCTTTGTTTCCATCTGCCCCTGATTCGCCCCCATCTGTTCATCTTGCATGATCTGAGTCATTACGTCGGGGGCACCCCCCGCCACATTCGCGGGTTGTCCGTTCTGGGCAATCTGGGCAAACATGTCTTTGGGTTGGGCTTGTCCCTTCGATGGTCCAGCCTGCGGTCCCGCCATCAAACGCATCGCCATCTGCTGTTGAAATTCGGGGTCATAGAAGACTTGATCGAGCCAATCAATACCAGCATCCTTCGCCATGCGAATAATGTATTCCTTCGGAGAGAAGGGAATGCCCAACATAGCGAGGGTTTGAGCCGCTTGAGCCGCTGCCGGCAGAATCTTTACCGCGAAGTCTAATGCCTGTTGGAATCGCGTGCGAGAGTCCCTGCGCCCCATCGACTCGGGCTCGACACTGAACATAAAGTCAAGGAAGTCACCCCGCCGGGCTTCGGGCGTAAGGAATACCTGAATCTCCTGCATTGTAGCGGGGGAGACCATAATCGGCCCCGTCGCCCCCGGTGCGTACTGAGCCGGTTGGGATTGGCGTCGGATCAGAGGCATGTTAATCATGGGATCAGTGTGGAAATAGAAGGCCCGTCGCCGCCCCTCAGCCCCGACTGCCTTGTACACCAAACCCTTCATGTCATCAAGGCCGACGGAGGTATTACCCGCAAGTAGTCGCGTCTCTGTGGCCGAGTCCCCACCGATTGAAGTGCCCCCCTGGGCTGCCGGGTTACCCGCCACCATGTTGAACCATGACATCATCGAACCTAATGCCGCTTCATTGCTGTTCTGCTGACCCCCGAAACTTTTGACCTGTATACCATCGGGATCATCGCACTTAACCGCGTCCCCATCCCTCGCTTGTTGCAACTCCTCCGCATCGTCCGCCGCCGACCCCCGATACGCAACCACGTCTTTCTGTCGGGTCGCTTGGTCGATGATCTTCTTCGCCATCTTGTTTGCCAGGATATGTAGGTCATTCCATATCCCAACGGCGGGAACGGGCAGAGGATTGCCCGGAACCGGAGGAGTTAGAGAAAGCAGGGTGTACGGACCATCGTCTAAACCATAATACTCATCGACCCATAGATAGTCGTCAAGGGCCGCGTTGGGACCAATCGGCACTGTGACGATGGCTTTGGCTCCTGGCACCCAGAGTTCCGCGATCTCAACCTCATCCTCCATTGTCCAGATGTCTTCCGCCTTCAGTTCCCGCATACTGAGGCCGTGCGCCCGTTCATCCTGTTGTTTACTGGAGACACACGAAAGCTTCTCCACCAAATCGTTTTTGTATAATCCACTATCCAGGAGCACAGAACGGGGGACATACATAGAATCGCCTAGGAACCGAGCGTCACGGAACAGATGATCGCGGCTTGACGGATCAACACAGAAATGGTCGAAATCAACGGCTTCGGTATATACAGTGCCGGCTTCAATCCGATCCCCCTCATCCAACCCGTACACACTATCGCTCGCCGCGAGCCCAGTCTTCAACACCCCCAAGGTAAAGATCGCGTCAACGATCCACCGCCGATACACGGAATCAATGTCAATCTCCTGGGAGTGCTGATTCAAAGCGAGACTCAGCAACTCACCATAGTCCCTTGCCATCAGGTACTTAGATCGCACGTTGAACGTCGGAAAGTTCATCACGATATACGGGAGTAAGATACGAATCGCGTTGAAGATCAGATTGAGCGGTTCACCCCCAATCCCACCTTTTTCCTGATCGTAGTATTGCCCAACGTAATTACGCAGGAACATCAATCTCGCACTCCTGAAATTACTAAACCGTTCTCGCCCCTTGAGAACGGCTTCTTGCACCTGTTTTGGACTGATGTTCATCGGCATAGCTACACTCAATGTGAAAAGTCAAACGTGGTTTGCGGTTGTCTCGCGGCCTTCTTCTGTTTTTGGAACTCCCGGAATCGCCCACCGATAGAATGTTTCGGGGTCGCCTGTTCTTGTTTACGAAACTTGGGCATATCCCCCCTTCCCACGACACACAGCATATCCGCTATCACCCTGTCCCCATGACACTTACGGGCCGAATCCGACTCTTCTACCAGTTCCGCCGGACCAATCCCGCCCCCCTCATAGTGGACATAGGTAAGGGCTTCATTCAGAGCCTCTTCGCTGTGGTTGATGAAGGAACCACGCGCGTAGACTCTTCGCAAGAGTCCCAAACACGTAGCCTTTTTCTCGGGAGTGGATCGCCAGCCATACCTCTTACCCCGTTTTTCCGAGATCGTTCCCACTACCCGGTCAAAGAAGATGTTGGGGTAGTTGTACTTGTGAACAATGATATTTCCAAAGTCAAATCCGGGGTCGCCATTATTTTCCCAGATCAGGAGGGGACGACTGCGGCCCCCAGCCCACAACAATGCCGCACAGGCCAACTTCGCCAATTCATAGGGGGGCGTGTTCGCGTCGGCATACTCGGCAACCTTCTCCTTCGTCTCATTGCAGAGAAGGGACATTATGCTATTGCTAGCCCCCTGCCCCTTGCTGATATCTACCCCTAGTGTATAGCTCTTCGTCTGATCGGGTCGCCCGTTTTCCAACTGACACCACACACGCCACGGACCCTCTCGCGGCCCCCGACGTTCGATATCTTGATACCGCCGCCGGACCAGTGCATCCCTCACCTTGTCATCGGAGATCGTCTTCTTGAAGTTGAGATGCAACTTGTAGAGTGGGGGACGGGCGAACAGTTTCTTATGTTGTTCAAGGATCATCGCCTCGAAAAAGGTATCGCCCGAACCAATATGATCCATGTCAACGTCAACGGCCAATTCCTTCGGCGTTCGCTCCTTCTCCTCGTTGTCATACCACGGGGAGCGAATCTTGAACCGCCCGAGGGCGTCTTTACCGACGTACCGACCCAGCCCTTTCTCAGGATGTTCCCACCATGGCATAACAAACACAGGAATCGTGCCGCTCAACCGCCACTTACTGAACGCCGTGCCCGCCCCATGCGGAGTAGAACACACGAGGCGACAAGCAGATACATCACGGGTACTCCGTTTGATCGAATCCCCCTCTTCCATTTTGGCCATTTCGTCAAGAAAGACAGAGGTACGTCGATCAGAGGAACCCGCCGTGGCATTCGACGATTCGCCGTCGATACGGGTGCGGGTATCGAGGTTGACCAGGTGCATTTTCTTTCGGGTCATCCGGGGCAGCATCCATTCGGGCAGGCGATTGAGCATGTAATCAATCTTACCGAATAGAGTGCCGGGATCAGCCAGAGACCCGTGCGGGTAATTCTTGGGCATCCCGTCCAACTGGTCAACCGCGTCCTCTTTACGCGAGATCATCAGATGTGTTTCGTCATTGTGGAAGAGGAAGCGGTGGGTGTAAACCCCGAGGTGATCCCAGGTTGCGCCCATGTCACGGCTTTTGTCCGACAATCCTTCCTGCCCCTTGTCTATCTTCTCCTGAATCCAGAGGACGTGTTTATCCTGCAAATCCCACGTTATAAACGGAAGATGCGCGTATTCTGCTTGTCGCACCTTTCCCCCTACCCCCGGTTCAAAAATACGCAGAGTGAAACAAAAAACATTGACGAACCAGAGTACAGATTGCGAACAGGCGGTCATCAGGTCAACCTGCAAATCGGTGTCCGTCTCCGCCGCCGCAAGTAACTCAGCCCGCCATCGGAGATTCGCTCCGGGGTGTTTAGGGACCGAGAGGCCGGTGATCGGACAGGTCCATAACCGCGTTCCACGGGGGAACGGGGTTGGGAGTTCGGGCTGTGTTGCAAAGACGTTGGGCATATCAGGGTTTAGGTCTATGCACGGGGGGTCCGATCACCGATGCCGCCATTTTGTTCAACCTCTGTTTAGACAAATCCCGGACCCTTTCTGCTGCCTTAACGCGAGTTTCATCCTCAGCAATGGCGGTCTGGGGACGCCCCTCAAGGCGGTCGTACAAAAACTGGCTCGCCCATGCAACCGGGGGGTGAGCCACATCTTTTAGAGTGCCGTTCTCATCCCGCACTTTCTCGGAATAG